CTTGCGAGAGATTGAATCCAATGGCGGAGTCGTTGAGCGTGGCTTGGTCGCGCATCATTTTCCCTTCCAGCGCGGTGATGCCTGCGTTGAAATCGGTGACATCGGCCTCGTAGCGTTTCTTGTTGGATTCCAGATTGGCGAGGAGTCGGGTATCGGCGACCTGCATTTCGTAGAGATTGGCGGTATCAGCCAAAACTGCAAGAGGCGATCCTTCGGTGGTCACGCCCCCGGCGGCGTATTGGGAGCGTTGGAGACCGAGGATGCGGGCCTTCTCGGCGCGGATGCGGTCGGCCTGCTCCTTGGCTTGGCGGTCCTGCCCATCCGCCTGCTGGCGCATCTGGTCGGCGGTGTTGCGCTGCATCTGCGCTTGCATGTCGCTGAATTGCGATTGCTGGCGCATCTGCTCATTTTGGTAGCGCGAAGCGGAGGCATTGAATTCCCCCTGCTGTGCCTGCGCCTGCGCGTTGAACATCGAAAGTTGCGAGTTGTATTGATCCGCCTGCGCGGCCCGCTCCGATGCCATGCGCTGCCATGAGGCATTTTGCTCGTTCTGGATGCGGTTGTATTCGGCGATGGCGGCTTGCGACTTGCTTTGCTCGCTTGCAGAATACATGGCCACGCCGGTCGAAGCGGCAGTGGCCAGCGCAGATATTACCAACATTGTTGTTACCCCCCCGTCAGCCATTAGAAACCTCCTCAGTTGGTGTCATAAGAAAAACTTGGTCGCGATTGGCTTCGCGGAACCCCTGCCGCTCCAGCACCCGGGCTATGCCGGGGTATGTGAAGACCGCCATCGTGTGGTAGCCGAAATCCTTGGCGATTTTTTTGAGGCAAGCCACGCAATGTTTGAAGGCGAGCATCGCGGTTTTCAAGGAAAGGCCGGGGGCGCTCACGGCATGGTCGGCTAGGCACATTCCGCAGGAGTTGTCCATGTGCAGGAAAAGGGCGCTGACCGGCTTGCCGTCGATCTCGCAGACGACTCCGCATTTCGGGAGCATCGGCTCCGGGCGGCGGTGCTTGCCGTGGGCATGCCACCACTCCGAGAGCATCTCGTAGTCGGTCGGTTCGTAGTGGCGGATGGTGATGTCACTCATTGCCGTAGGCGTCCCACTTGGGGAGGATCGAGATGATGCACATGGGATAGGGTTCGGTTTGCCGGACATCGACATCGGCGTCGATGCCGAACGCTCCGCCGAGGATGATCTTTTGGTCGCCCGTGGTGGTCGTCGGGGCGAGAGCATACCATGTTCCATTATTTGTGCGAACTTCGCCGCCGCGACTCTTCAGAGTGCGGACGACGACTTGATGGATGCGCTTCTTGCGCGACTGCGCGGTGCCGTCCTCGAAATCGGCATCGAGCTTCATGGGGCGCAGCGTGGAGGTGTAGGGTTGGCCGAGGTAACCGGCATTTGAAAAAGGAACGGTGATCTCTCCGCTGGCGACCGTGCGGGTCACGGGAGCTTGTCCGTCTTGCATGACGGTGACGGTCTTGCCGTCGAATCGGTCAAGGCCAGAGATCGTGCGGTTAGCCGAGCCAGAGGCTAAGGCAGACCACCCATCAAGGTAGCGCCATGAGTTGGCGGTTTGGTTGTCGAGGTGGGTTCTCCAGAGGAGCGGGAACCGCTCAATGGTGCGGTAGTCTTGCCCGGAGACGGTGCGCTTGACGACCATCCAGACTTCGTCCTCCGTGCCGTTGCCGTAGATGGTGGCCACGGACTCGACATCGGCATTGTCGGCGATGACATGCCGGTGCCAGCCGACGACTTTCTGGTCGCGCTCGTAGGTCATGGCGATGAGGGTTCCATCGCCGCGAGCGCACCATAGCACCGCATCGGGTTGTTGCTGGTAGGCGATCTCGACGATCTCGCCATTGGTTATGTGTTCGGCAAGAAGGGTCAAATCCGGCGCGACCCATCCGTCCTTGTTGAGTTCGTAGACGAGTTCGCGCACTTTGCGTCCATTGCGTTGGACGAACAAGAGGACATCGTTGACGAGCGCGGCTCGCATGTATTTGCTGCCGTAGCTCGACTGGCGGCTGGCTTGCACATTGGTTGCCGAGAGCGAGGCCGAGGAGTCGGCGCTGCCGATGGTCCACTCGTCGCCGCTTGTGCCGATGAGGAGTTGCGACTGGCTATACATCCAGTTGATGCGGTTGCCTTCCGAGGCAGCGAGGGTGAATTGGACAGCATCGCTCGCAATGACGCCGGTCTTGAAGTTCTCGAAATTGTCAATCTGGCTGCACCAGATCGTATTTGGCTGGGAGGATGTGCCGCCGAAGCATAGGCGCTGTTCGTGCATGGCGACCGAGCGCGGGTAGCCGCGAGTGGAAGAGAATGCGCCGAACGCCCAGAACTTGGTGTTGCGCTGGTTGCGCGGCCCCTCGCCGAGCCACTTGTCCACATTGATCTGCGCGGAGCCGACGATGGTGGCGATGCCTCCGGTGACCTTGGTGTCGGTTTCCAAACGGGCTTTCTGGACGATGGTTCCAGAAACAGAAACCCAGTCCAAGATTCGGATTTTAAATCCGCAGCGTTCGGATTCTGTGCCGCTGGCAATGATGTTGCGGTCTGCTGCCACGGCATATTCCTTCACGATCTCCATCTTCGTGAGGTTCTCCGGGTAGATGTCGAGATAGCCAGTCTGGGTGTTTGATCCAACATCGTAGGTGTAGGTGTGCGTGCCGGTGACGGTGATGGCTGCTAAGTGCGTGGCGTAATTGTTTGTCGATAGCCCATCTCCTACACAGATGCGGTCTCCATTGTTCCACCCATGGTATGGATGGTAGACGCTCACTACCGTGCCGCTTCGCGTGCCAGTGGCCACGATGCGCCCAGCGGAAAAGACATCCGAGGGAACGCGAAGGATTTGCACGGTAGCCGTCCAAGTGCCGGAGGTGCTGAAATCCCATCCGCCCTCCACGGCCAGCGTGGTCGAGACAAAGTTGCCGGTAATGACTTGCTCGGCGTAGAAGTTTGGCTTTTGCCATTTGAGTTCCACTTGCGAACCCACCGTGGAGGATGGGAAAAGTCCAGACCCGGCGCTGACTGAGTATTTTCCCATTTCATTGAGAGGAATCGGGAATTGCGACCACTTGCCCGCTGCTTGATCCACGCCGAAGTTCGACCCAGCGCGGTGGGCGCTCATCGCGTAGTAGTAAAATGCCTGGTTGGCTTGGTTCTGTGCGCTCCATTTTGATGCGGTGAATGTGGCGTCGGTGTTTGCCGTGATGCACTTATAGGCAATGCTGCCACTCAGCACGATGTCGCCCACGGCGTAGGCGGTGGATGCGACCCATGTGGGAGGACGCACATAGTCGCCGAGGATGTAGTTCGTGCCAGCGACCCAAATGTCTGGGTTTGGATAAATATTCACGACCTGCTCGGTGGCGTTCTGGTCTTGAAGCGGCGGGTAGTCAAAGACCACTGGCGCGAATGTCCAGTTGTTGTCGGCGAGGCGAGAGAGCTTGTGTGGCAGGTAGTTCGCGTGCGCGAAATACATGATGTCGTTGATCTGGGAAAATTGGATTTCGCGCAGGTCAGCGGCGGCGTATGGGGTGGGAATCTCAAAGATCGTCTGAGCCACCCACCGGCCTGCATCGAGATCGGTTGCGAATGTGCCTGCGGTGTGGGCGGTTCTGCAATAGTAGGTGACGCTGGACTCTCGCACATAGTTTCCGACCGAGTAGATGTTGCCAGTTGCCCATGCGGCAGGAGTGGCCACGGTCACTGGTAAGCCGGTCGCCCCGCTCCAAAACCTCATGTAGCCTGCGCCTATTTCGATGATGAACCGAGTGGTGGTCGAGAAGTTGAACCCGATCAATCGGGTCTGGCTGGTTGCCGACTTGGTTGCTCCTCGAAACTCCGTGCCGGGTCGGCGGATGACGCCGCCATAGGGGAGGATTTGGAAGTTCTCTAAAGTGCGGCAGGCGCTGCGGTATTTCTCCAGACTCGTCCGGGCGTCGATGAAGGGCGAGACTTCACCGGCGTTGAACGATGGATAGAAATCGAACTTCGGCATTTTACTTATTCAGATCGCGGAGGATTTTGACGAGGGTGATGAGGCCAACGGCGAACCCGACCGTTACGGAGGCGAAACGCATCCACGCTTCCAGATGCGGAAGCATGGAATAAATCGCCGCGCCGATGGAGGTGGCGCTGCCGATGAGGCCGGTGGCTGCGGATTTGAGTTGGTCGCTATTCATTAGGAGTTCGCTTGACTGAGAAGATTCCCGAGGATTTCTGTGGTCGTGCATTGGCCGAGTCGAGTCGTGTTGAGTAGATCGGTTTTCGCTTTGATACCCGCAAGCTGAGTCGAGTTGCTGTCGATTTCAGCGCGGATTTGCACTGCACTCGGAACATTCGGAGCGTTGGTCAGCGTGGTAACAACGGCCAGTGTGCCGTTAGGGGCGAGCCTGCTGGACACCGAGGCATCCAAACGACTTAGCTCGGTGGCTAAGTTGGTTCGCACCGCCGCTGCGATTTCGGAGGCGGTGGCGTAAGCGAGCGTGCCGACCGTGTTATCGACGGGGGTTCCCGCCGCGACCTGCGCCGGGTTCGGGACGATACAGGTTCCGGTGACGACTCCTCCGATGCCGTAGGTGATTCCCGAACGCACATTGCTGGCGGCGGGGAAATTCGTGGCGTTGTCGGGGGTGACGAGGTTGCGCTTTTGCAGAAGCGTCTGTGTTCCGACTTCTAGGTATGTCTGGTTGTTTAGCGCGGAGGCCCAGCGCCATGAGACATTGCCAATCGGGTTCACGCCGAAGGTTGGTGAGATGAGGAACGGCCCGGTGAGGAGGGTGACTTGCTGGCGATTTGAGCCGCCGACGCCAGCGGCAAATTCGCTGGCTTGAATGACGCCATCGATGAGCATAGTGCCGGTGGATGCGTTGGTTGCACCAATTGCGGAAGCATTGCCTCCCCCAGTGACGGTTCCTGTTATAGAAATGGTTCCGGCGGCGGCATTGTTGGCCCCGGTAAAATTTGTGTTACTTCCTGCTCCACCTATAACTGTGCCGGTTATAGAAATCATTCCGGTTGAGTTATTGTGTGCGCCACTTGTTCCTGATGCCCCTGAACCTGTTGTTCCGCCAAATACATTTCCATTTATATTCAGTGTTCCGGTGGAGGTATTGTTTACGCCATGGCAATTTGCGCCAGTCCCCGCAGTAACATTCCCGACGATTGATGCAGAATTGCCGGAGGTTCCAGAAAAGGTAACACAGGTCGAGGTTCCTGCGATGCAATTTGCCGTCAGCGTGACACCATTGGAGAGTGTGAATCCGCCGCCTGCGGTGGCGCTGTTGGCGTTGTCTGTGCGAACCTCGCCGGTCGCGCCGAGGTTGGTTGAGACATTGACGGTGATAGCGAAGGAATTGGCCATGAGGACATCGCCACTTGCAAAAGTGACAGCCGCTGCCGTGCCGCTGGGCGTGGTCGCCCAGACATCGCTGGCGTTAATGTTTCCTGCCTTTCGGGCAAAGTAGGTAGGCATGATTAGAGTCCTTTCGCGACGAGGTAGGCTTGGAGGGCGGCTTGGATCGCGCCGATGGCTTGCTGCTCTTCGGCGCTGGCTTGGGAGAGCGATCCGAGGACGACGGCTTTGCGATGCTCAATGCCTGCCTGCTCTACGACTCCGTTTTCAATTCGTGTCGGAATGAGCGACATGGCCACATTGGCGTCTGGCTGGCCTTCGGGCTTGTAGAAGCCGGTGATCGCCAAATTCAGCGAATAGAGCGGATAGGAATTTGAATCGATGATGGTGGGAGTAGTGGCTGTCATGGTGGTGGTGGATTTGAGGTTTTAGCTGTAGGAAAGTGAGGCGCGATTACTCCACGCGCCGACTGCGGATTGGGTGGCCGTGACCGACCCATCGGCATCGGTGGTGATGCGGGTGATCGTCCAACCGGTGGAGGATTCGGCGGTGCCGGTGGGGGCGGTGCCGTAGTAGTGGTAGGGTTCATCCCAAGCGGCGCGGGCGATGGTGGAACCGCCCTCGGTGAGGGGGACGGGGGACCATGCCTCGCCGTCGAAGACGAGGATGTCGCCCATCTCCGCCCCCTCGCCAGAGAGGCGAGAGGCCGGGATGGTGACGGGCATGACCTGCCAACGCGCTCCCGTCCACTTCCACTTCCGGGTGCCGGAAGTGAAGGTGTCGTTGACTGACGGGGTGGATGGAAACGCGAGGGCGGACATGGTTTTTTACTGCTTGTCGATTTCGACCCACGCTCCGTTGTAGGAGACATACTCTGCCATGTCGGTAGAGTCGATCCAGCGGAGACCGGCGGTGTGGGACGGGGCGGTTGTCGAGATGACATCCTTGATTTGCTTGCCGCTATTGAGGGAGGAGATGTTCGACTGCGCGGTGGAGAGGCCACCTTCCAAGGAGGAGGCGCGGCCTTCCAGCGAATCGATGTCCCCTTCCGCACTGGTCACACGACCCGCGAGGGTGGTGGCAGCGGATTCGGCGGCGTCGAGGTCGCTCTGGAGGGTGTTGATTTCGCCCTCCGCCGTGTCGAGGCGGGCGTCGAGGCCGGAAATGTCCGAGGCCAAATCGGCATCGGCGGCTTCCAGCGAGGAAACGGCATTGGCGAGGTTCGTGGAGGCGGCACCAGCGAGGCTGGAAATGGTTCCGTTGAGGTTGGAATCCGCAGATTGGAAAGCTGTTACGATTTCCGATAGCGAATTGAGGGCCGTGCCATCCACATTGGAAAGAACATCGTCCACGCGAACATTGAGCGCGGTGATGCCGCTTTGCGCGGTGGAGAGGCCGGATTGGAGAGAATCAATTTCTCCCTCGGCGGTGCCGACACGGGTGGTCAAGCTGGTCGCTGCCGACTCGATGGCGGTGATGTCGCTCTCAATCGCGCCTGCGCGGGATTCCAAAGCGGTGACGGCTGGGGCCGAGGCCACGCGGGCGTTGGTGTAGTAGAGGTTGTTGGAACCTTCGACAACCGCATCGGTTGTGCGAGGGACGAGTTTCCAAGCGGTGCCGTTGTATTTCCACGAACGGGAACCGACGGAGTGGATGTCATTCAGCGCGGGGCTGGATGGGAAGGAGATAGCTGCCATGGTAGTAGTGTTTTCTAGTTGTTGGTTGGTTTTTCGACCCACGCGCCTGCGAACCATTCGTAGGTCGTGAGATCAAAAGGAGTGGTCCATCGCTGGCCGGTGTAGGGGTGTGCGGGCGGCGTATCGGAAAAAGTCGCGGGGAGATCGGCGGCTTGCTGGTAAGTGCTGCCGTTCCAGAGAGAGAGAGTGCCGCTATCCTGCGCGAGGTAGATGCGGGCTTCTTTTCCGGGTTGCGGGAAATCGGAGGCAGTCGGGTAGATGACGAGTTGCTTGATGCTGTCATCGGGCAAGACGATCTGGAACTGGCTCAAGTCCAGTTGCTGGGTGAGATTCGATTCGGTAATCGTCGTCATGCGTAGGTGGCGGTCTCTCGGTTAGTCCACGCGACATTGGTCGCCTTGGCGGTGGCAGTGACGGTTCCGTTGGCGGAGAGGGCGGAACGGGTGATGGTCCACTTGGCCACGGCGGCGGCGGAGCCAGTGGCGGGGATGTCGGAATTGAGGAGCAGTCCGTAGTAGCTGAAGGTGCCTGCGGTGTTGAGGGCGAAGGAGTGGATGAAGTTGTCCGGGTCGCGCTGGGTGGTGGGGGCGTAGAGACCGAGGGCGACGACGACGATCTTTGCGCCGTTCGGGATCGCGGTGGTGAAAGTGATCGTGCCTGCGCCTTGGTTGACGAGGTAGTCGGTGGTGGGTTCCTGCACGACTCCGTTGATCGCCACAATGACATGGTTCGGGTCGCTGGACTTGAGGCCGGTGACCGAAAAAGTATTGAGTGTGCCGTTGCCGGTGAGCGTGGTTTTTGCCGATGAAAGGAGGCTTGCTTGGGGGAGACCGAAATTGAGGACGGCGGTGCTGCCTGCGCCGGTGTTGGTGACAAAGGGCGGGGTGGTGCCGGGAACGGCGGTGACATCCCCGACTTGGACGAGGAGCGAGGGATAACTAACGCCGCCTGCGGGACCGCCTCCGCTGACCTGCGCGGCATCGACCCCATCGCCCCCATTGCGTGAGGAGACGAGCTTGGAGGACATCCACGCAGGCTTGATGCGGCCTTTGCGCTCGGTGGAGTCCCGGCGCATCGCGGGGCTTTTGCCGAGGAGTTCGGTTTCTTTCGCGAGGAGCGCGGCTTTGTTGGCATCGCCGGTCAGAGGGACGGCGAGCTTGGAGGCGAGGTTGGCCGTGAGGAGATCGATGAAGAGGGAATCGAAGGCCGTGACATCGGTAACCTTGCGGACATATTCCAGCGTGATCGCCGTGCCGAGCCAGACATCCCAATCGGTCGTCCACCCGGAGGTGACGCCGGGTTGCTTGGTCGAACCGGCAACCAGGCATCGGTAGACCGCGCCGTTGTTGGAAACGGCATTGCCGACCTCGTAGGTGCGACCTGTGACCCATGCGGGAGATCCGGAGTCGGCATTGGTGAGGACGAAATTGCCAGCGACTTCCCATGCCGAGTCGCCGGTCGAGTAGTCGTAGTCATTGACCCGGAAGACGCGCAGGCAGTCGGCGGGGATCGCGTAGCGGTAGGCCCACTTGTATTCCGGGCGCGGGAGGGATTCGGTGACCGTGGTGGCCTTCATCGCCCATGTCCACGATCCGGCGAGGAGGAGGGCATCGCGCACCTGCGGGTAGAGGGACTTGGCGAGGAGGAGGGCGTGGCTGCTGGAAGTGAACTGCTCGCCGGTGCCGATGCGGAGGATTGCTTGCCGGCAAAGTTCGTCTTCGGAAATCGAGACGGCTGGGCGGAATGCCGCCCTGCTCTCAACCGCCGACTTCAGCGCCGGTTGAGAGACTAGGTATTGGAGTTCTTGAAAGAACTGTTCTTTCATTTTTTAGCGGGCATCGACTGCGGGGAACCCATTTCCAGAAGTTGCGCCAGTTTCATGGCCAAGGTGACGATCAGCACATTGAGGAAGACCGGCGGGTATTTGCTGACATCCGTCACGATGCCGATGGTCTCCACTTGAATCGGCGAGACTTCGTTTGTGTGGATAAAGCCCGAGACGATTTCCCACTTTCCAAAGTTCTCGTCCTCGTCCACGCCATTGATGCGAAGCACCTTGAGGGTGCCGGTTGGGAGGGCGTAGCGTCGGAGGTATCCAAACGCAGGAGCGGCGGCATCGGCGGTGATGGAAGATTGGATGCGGGCGAACTGCCAATCGTAGTCGGATAGCACCTCGTTGCGGGTCTGATCGTAGAGGCTGGTGGCGAGTGCCATCGGTTCGCCGTAGGGTTTGAACGAATCGGCGCTGCCCACGCGCAAAATGGCTTGGCGGCAGATTTCGGAAACCGTGTTGGCAGCGGTGGTGGCGCGGGGTTTGGCGGATTTCTCGATGAGAATTCGGATGCTGGGGCGCATCATGGTCTCGACGGCGATGGTTGCCATGGCCGAGGCGATGTCGCCCTTTTGCGTGAGAGGCATGGCGATTTTGCTGGCGAGTCGGGCGATCAGCGCCTCGGTGAAAGGCGCAGGGAATTTGGTGACATCGGTCTGCTTGAAAGTGTAGTCAATCTTCACCGGAGACCCGAGGTCGGTGTGAAGGAATCCCCCGACGATTTCCCATTGGCCGAAATTTTCCGAGGAGTCGATGTTTTCGACTCGGATCAGTTGCATAAAATCAGCGGGCAAAGCATAGCGTTTGGTAAATCCTTGGGTCGGCGCGGCGACATCTGCCGCGATGCTTGCCTGTTTCTTGGCAAACGCCCACGGGACATCGGAAAGAAGTTCTTCCAAGGTTTGATCGTAGAACGAATTGGCAAAGACCATAGGTTGCTTAATCAA